AATATCAATAATGGCTGAATTTACATTAAAATTTTTAAACCCTACGTAACCGACTATATCAAAATGACATCGAAGGGCAAAGCCAAGACAAATGAAACCTTAGCTCTAACTGTCGACAAGACAACCTACACAGGTCTAAAGGATTCGTGGCAAGGCTTTGCGATTTCCAAGATGTTTAGCGCTGGCTCAGTTGAGCAAGAAGCCAACAACTTCTCTCTCACTGCCAGAGTCCAGATGCAGGATTTCTCCGGTAAAAGCAATCGGACTTGTGCAATGCTAATTGTTATCGAAGATGAGACATATACGCCAATCATGACAACATCTATCTATGACGTGTCGAGCGATCAGAACAAACTCAATACTTCGTTCAAGATTAACTCGCTAAAAGGCGATAGATACCATTCGACCATTATCCACAAAGGCAGCTTACCAAGCTTAAATGGGCAAGTCGAAATGAAGAAGATAGGCAATAAGTTTACTTTCCAGATTCGTGACATGGGCGAAACAATCACCTATAAACGCGACACTGACAGTTATTACTCAGTTGGCGACATTGTAACGATTCGGCCAGAAGCGAAATATGGCTATGATGAAGCCAATAATGCCCACTCAATCAAAGATTGGACGCGAGGACGCCAGTACGAAATCGTAGAGAAGCGATTAAGAGGCGGATGGTGGCAGTACAACATCGCCTATAACGGTGTGAAAACCTATTGGGTGTACTATGATGCTATCTATGGCGATAGAACACCAAGGAAAGTAAGTACCGGTCCAAGGATAGTGTCGCATGAAGTAATTAACGATAGCTTAGCCCAATTCAAGCCTGCCAGAGTATCCGTTTGGATGGCTTCGTGGGGTGATTCAACACCATATTCTAAGCTTGCTTTCCAGTCAATTTTCGCTAACCGCATTTACACTGTAGATTCCTTAGACATAGAGAATGTATTCAGACCAGGCGATGTATTAACCATCGACAATCAAACAGGCGACATTCTACTTAACGGAGATACCTTCCAAGGAAACATAGATAGTGACTCCCAATTCTTCAAATTGGATTACGGCAAGAGCGAATTAAGATTGCATAAATCAGCATGGGCAGCAATGCCTAAAGCACATGTGATGTTCGAAGAGAGGTTTGGATAATGAAAACCATAGAGATACTAAACAATAAGTTCGAGCGATTATGCCTAATGGATAATTCAGTTGATGACGGTTTGCATTATTATGCAGACCGTCTTTCAACATCGCTTGCCAACGGCGTATACATACTTGAATTTAAAAGTCCAAAGAACACTCCGAAACATCAATTCTTGAAAGAGGGAAATTACATCACATTCCTAAACAACCAAAATGTGCGAGTGTTTATGAATATGCGGAACGTAGAGGATAGTGGCGGTAACGAAAAGACGGTTTACTGCGAGGATGCAGCTATAATCCTAGTAAACTCATTTGCTGAGATACAAGAGAAGCCAAAAGCACCACAAAACATTGATTACTACCTCAACTTTGTACTAAAGGACACCGGATTCTCAATAGGGCAAAACGAATGCAATATTAAAGAGTCCTTCGAGTTTACAACCCAGCAAACAATCCTAGAGCGCGTGAGAGAGATACTTTCCAAGTTCTCATGCCAATTCTATTTCTCAGCAGAACTGACAGGGACAGGGCCTAGATTTTTCATCAATATTGTTAAGAACCGATTGGAAGGCGAGCCAGGCTTTTATGTCACCTCTGATAACTTTGTAAATCGAATTGATAGGAAAGTTAATATCGACCACATCGTTACACGTTGCATTGTTCGAGGAGCAGAGAAAAAAGGTTCAACAAACAATCAACAGGCGCCTCAAGAGGAGAAAAAGCCGGATAACAGCTCACTAATCGAAAAAGTCATGAAGATTGCGACAGACCAGTTAGGCAAACCGTATGTGTGGGGCGCCAACGGGCCAAACTCATTCGACTGTTCAGGATTCGTATCGTATTGCTTCAGACAAGCAAATGTCCCTGGGTATCCTAAAACTGGCCGCCCAACGACCAATTCTATGTGGGATAGAGGCGGTGCACACACTAGCTATTTCGATAGAATAACCGCTAGTGAAATTAGGCGCGGTGATATCGTCATGATGGATACTGGATACACTTATCCAGGCGACGCCAACCACGTAGGCATCTACATGGGAGATGGGAAGATTATCCACGCAGGTGACCCAGTCCAAATCGGGAATTTATCCAGATACAACAAGGTCGGGTATCTTCGAGTTAAGGGGTTGTGATTATGCCGTTCAGAATGGAAGACATGAAAGAAATGTGGCCAAAAGGCTCAAGAATTACAATTGTTAAACATAATCACAACATCTTATTCGGCAAAATCATCTGCTATTCAGGAGACAAATTGGTATTCAAAGACGATGAAGGAGACGAACACTTTATTTACCCACATAGCATCAAATACGTAATTAGCGAGGGGGTCATTCACATTGCAATTCAGCGAGATTAAAGAAGCTGCTTTAGCTTCATGGGACCTCAAAATTTTACCTTCAATCACGGCTGCACAGTGGGCCATCGAAGGTGCATATGGCACTTCAGGATTAGCAAAACCACCTTACAACAACCACTTTGGTATCAAAGCTAGTTCAGACTGGAAAGGCAGAACAGTTAATATGCCTACCAAAGAGTATGGACCAAACGGATCATATTGGATTAACGCAGATTTTAGAGCGTATGATTCGATGATTGATTCATTCAAAGATCACGCTGCGTTTTTTTCTAACAACGAGTGGCGCAGAAATAACTATCGTCACGTCATCGGAGAAACAGATTACATTAAGGCTGCTCAGGCTCTACAAGCATCAGGATATGCAACGGCGGGCAACTACGGAACTTCTATCATCCGAGTAATCGAGCAGAACAAACTCTATGAGTGGGATAAAGAAGCATTTGCTAGAGCTAGTTCTGGCGGTGGTTCAGGCACACCAACACCAGGTGAAAACCCAGAGCCGCTAAAGCCTAGCACAGTATCTATCGAGCGTAGCACGACTAAATCTGTCGGTGGCGAATTGACTTCAGCAGGGCGAGAAGAAGCTTCAAAGATAAAGTTGACTGTGATTGGTGATGAATCAGCAGTAGATGCAGTTCCTTATCTAAAAAGGAGAATGCAATCAGTTAACGGCATTTATAGCAACAGCAAGACTCTTCAAGCAGTTGTTAATGACGTTAAGTCATTAAAATCGTCCAAACAACTGAATACCTATGTAGTTATAATGGCTGGCAGATATGGACAGGTCGATAAGGATGCAGTAGATGCAGTAGTCAACGAGATAGGCGAAGGCCATAAAATACTTTTTGTCGATGCCCCTATCGAAACACCTAACAAAGGAGCTATGACACAAGAGTATATCTCAGCATCAAATCGACATAAATCTGTATACTACGTAAATTGGAGCAAATACGCATCGCCATACATTAGCTATTATTACGATGACGGCCTAACGCAAAACAAGAATGGATCTTCAGGACTGGCCGATTTCATAGCTCAAGCATGTTATGAAGCCACATCAGGCACCTTCGAAGGAAGAACGGCACAATGGACCAACAAAGCTTACTATGGCATTGAAGAGTTGGAGTACAACAAAGGCGGATTATACTCACCTAAGGGCCAATCGGTGGTATACAACCCAGAGGCAAACGAGCTGTGGGGATTCCGAGTTTCAGAAAAAACACACTGGATTGATGGCTTGGTCGAGGTGTCGAATGAGCAAGACAAAAACGTCCTACTAGATGCCGCCATAAAGTATATGAAGGAACATAGCGTGCCAGCAGTCCAATATACTGTTCATCTATCAGAAATGCCACAATCCATATCAATTGGAGACAAAGGCATATTTGTAGATAGACACTTCAATCCACCACTAGCCATTCAAGCGACAGTCATTGAAATAGTAACCAGTGATACAGATCCTACTTCAAATACCGTGACACTCGGAAACGTGACAGAGTTATATCCTACGGAAAATCCAGACGTCAAGGCGCTAAAACGTAAACTCCAAGATATCAGGTCCGATACATTAAATGAGTACCGTAAAGGTGAGCCCGTTACCATTGAAGTCGATTCAACCAACGGACTCGAATTGAGCGCAACGAACAAAGAAACACGAATATTCGTTGTAGCGAAGCAAGGCAGTTGGATTGTTGATGATGTAGCCTACCGCTGGGAACGACTATCTGACAATAAGGAATCGGATGATACCTTCAACAAAGGACTTGCAAGCAGTGTCCAATCAGGCGCATTAACAGTCACAACAGGCGACCTTGTCAACAAGGCTGCCACTTTTGTAGTTAGAGCCTATGACTCAAAAGGCGAGTTAATCGCCAGTCAGAATATCCACGTCACTGAACCAACTAAATCAAAGTCTGCCTATGAAATAGCCGTAGATAATGGATTTAGAGGGACAGAGACAGAGTGGCTCAAGTCGCTCAAAGGTGACCCTGGCGATAGAGGTATTCAGGGACCGCAAGGTAAGGATGGGAAACCACAATACATCCATGTGGCTTATGCTGACAACACCCAAGGCCTTAATTTCTCAACAACTGAACCGAACAGGACCTATATAGGTACCTATGTCGATGACCAGGAAGCCGACTCTGCCGAGTGGAGCAAGTACAAATGGACCAAGGCTCAAGGTCCGAAAGGTGACCCAGGTAAGGAGACCAAGCACCATCAAGCTTTTGCTAAAGACGCCAAAGGGACTGGTTTCAGCCTTACAGACCAAGCCGGATTGGATTACATTGGCTCTTATTTCGACACCGAGGAAGCTTCCTCGACCGATTGGAGCCGATACACTTGGACCAAGAAGCCAGAAGCCATCGAGCGAGACCAAGCTGATACCAACAAGCAAACAGAGGAGTCTATCAACGCTATCCGAGGCGAAGCCCAAAAGCAACGCCAGGAGTTAGAAGCCAAGGCTGCTAAGAACGCTGTGGATGCTCTGATAAAGGAGATTAGGGTGCTTCAATCAGCAATGGCTGACGATAAGAAAGCAAGCGAGGCGGCTGTGGCTAATGCGCTCAATCGTGTCGCTTTGACGCACAACGAGCTCCAGGATATGGCTGTTAAATATAGCTTTTTGGACCGCTCCATCACATTGGCTGATGAGGGTCTTATCGTTGGTAATAAAGGCGCCGGTACTTATTTAAGAGTAGCCGATGACCGTATTAGCTTTGTCAATAACGGCTCGGGGGGGGGCCTTTTTCGTGTCCTTTACTTTTGGATAAGTTTTTGGTCTAAAAAGGTTCTGTTGTTACGTCTTTTGCTTTATGTCGTCTCCCCTTTTTGTCCTATGTAGGGGAAGTTATCTTATTACCTTTGTATAG